CGTTTTTAGAGAATGGAGTTAACTGGACTCGAAGACCCATTCACGCATTTTGTTGGAAACCTGATGCACCAGTTCCCGAATTGGAAGAGTGTATGTGGTGGGATTGTTTTTCACCTTATATTGATGTTCAAGTACGTTCAAGGTTGGCTAACTTACGTGCGGAGTTGATCAACTATAAGGGAAAAAAGAATGAAGGAACCTATATGTTTACTCTTGATTGGTCGTGGGAATCGAAATCAACACTGAATACTAACTTTAGTGAAACTCCAGAGCATAAATGTGCTCATTTTTTCAAAATGGATAATGGAAACTTCTATGCATACCCTAACAATAAGATCTTATGGTATGATGATGCGTGGACTCGTAATAGAATTACCAAAAATCCAGGGTATGAGATCGATTTAACCGAATATTCTGTCGAAAATCGTCGTAAAATAGAGACATCAGACGATTTTATGTACGAAATCAAAGAAATTCGGGATAGCAACCCCGTAAAAAGTTCTGATTTAACAAATCAGGAGCAAAAAAATGACCAAACAAGTCGATAAAGATGAAAATTTTATGAAAAATGAGTGGGGAACTCAATTTTTATCGTCAGAATACGGATGGGAATCAAAAGTAGAGAAGCAAAAGATGCTTCGTGAGATAGCAAATGATGATTTGACACCAAAAAAACACGATTTCTTCCATCAAAATGAAATTCACGCAAAAATTCGTAATGATGAAGATTATGATGACTGGGATTATGGTACTGAACCCCTATACGAATCAAAAAATCCCGAATAAATAAGACAGAATTATAATATTCAATGCCTCTAGAAAGAGTCAGTCAGGGATTTAAGGATATTAGTATGTCATTTCAGGTTAATCCCCTGAATAGTGACCTGATTGCTCTTAAAAATGAATCTGCAATCTCTCGTTCAATTCGAAATATTGTATTTACGATTCCTGGAGAAAAGTTTTTTAATGAAAATTTTGGATCAAACATCTCCAGGACACTTTTTGAAAATGTTGATGATATCTCTGCATCAGTGATTGTTGATGAAATCAGACAATCAATTCAAAATTATGAGCCAAGAGTTCAATTAATTGATGTTCAAGCATATCCAGACTATGATAACAACTCTTTTGATGTGACAGTAATTTATAATATTATTGGTGCGGACGTTCCTGCACAACAACTACAATTTGTATTGCAACCAACAAGGTAAATGCCGTTAGTTAACTTTACAAATCTGGACTTCGACCAGATTAAAACGACGCTTAGAGATTATCTCAAAGCAAATTCAAACTTTACAGACTATGATTTTGAGGGGTCTAACCTTTCAACAATTCTTGATGTCTTGGCATACAATACCTATATTACCTCATATAATGCAAATATGGTTGCAAATGAGGTATTTCTTGATAGTGCAACATTAAGAGAGAATGTGGTTTCTCTAGCAAGAACGATTGGTTATATACCTAGATCAAAAAAAACAGCAAAAGCAACAATAAGTTTTTTTGTAGACTGTACAAATATCACACCAAATCCAGTATCATTAACTCTTAAAAAAGGGCCTGTAGCAAGTACATCTGGAACCTTTGGTAATCAGTCATTTGTTTTCTCTATTCTAGAAGATATTACAGTTCCAGTTTTTGATGGCACTGCATCATTTAATGATATTGAAATTTACGAAGGAACACTTTTAACTTCAAACTTTACATACACTTCTAGAAATCCAAATCAAAGATACATACTACCAAACTCAGGAATAGATACGAATTTAATTTCTGTAATAGTTAAAAATAATCAACAGTCTTCGGTTTCTGTAAAATATAATCAACAAGACAGTCTTTTTGAAATTGATAACGAATCTGAAGTTTACTTTTTACAAGAAATAGAAGATGAGAGATATGAGTTGATATTTGGAGATAACGTATTTGGAAAGGCACTTCAAGAAGGTAATTATATAGAGGCATCTTATATCACCACAAATGGTGATTCTGCCAATGGAATTGGTCAGTTTTCTTATTCTGGCAGACTAACTTATACAAGAAATTCTACTGATTATACTGTTACTTCTGGGGTATCACTTCTAACCACAGGATTAATTGCTTCTGGTGGAGAAAATATTGAATCTGTAGAATCAATTAAAAAGTATGCTCCGAGAATATATTCCTCACAAAATAGAGCGGTTACGGCAAATGATTATGAAACTTTAATTCCATCTAAGATTTACCCAGAAACAGAATCAATATCAGTTTTTGGTGGTGAAGAATTAATTCCCCCACAATATGGAAAAGTTTTTATTAGTATCAAACCAAGAAGTGGTGACTTTTTATCAAACTTAGTAAAAGAAAATATTAAATTAAAACTTAAAAAATACGCAGTTGCAGGAATTGTTCCAGAAATTTTAGATCTAAAATATCTTTACATTGAAACAGATTCTAAAGTATATTACAATACGAATCTTGCTCCTAGCGCATCATACGTTTCTAGTGTTGTTCAATCAAATGCCACCAAGTATTCAGAATCAACTGAATTGAATAAGTATGGTGCAAGATTTAAGTATAGTAAATTCTTAAAAATTATTGATGAAAGTCACGAGTCAGTAACTTCCAATATTACTAAAATTCAGATTAGAAGAGATCTAAGAGTTTCCTTAAATAGTTTTGCAGAATACTCTATAGGTTTTGGCAACGAATTTCATATTAATAGTATGAGTGGATACAACATAAAGTCTACTTCATTTAAGGTAAGTGGAATATCACAAGATGTTTACTTATCAGATATTCCAGATACAAATAGAACAACTGGTTCTATTTTCTTATTTAATGTTCCGAACACATCTTCAACTTCTCCAACAATTGTAAGGAGAAACGCTGGGACCATTAATTACAAATCTGGAATTATTACATTAAATCCTATCACGATAACATCAGCAAAACAAAAAAATGGTCAACCAATTATTGAAATGTCTGCGACACCAAAATCAAATGATGTGATTGGATTACAGGATTTATATTTGCAACTAGATATTAGTAAGAGTAATTTTGAAATGGTCGTGGATGAAATTTCATCTGGTTTAGATCCTTCAGCATCAAACTACATTGTATCATCAAGTTACACCAACGGGAATTTAGTAAGATCATAATAACATGACAGAAAAGAGAGTTCAGTTCAACAACATCGTTAAGAATCAACTTCCTGCATATGTAAGGGAAGAGTTTCCGTTAATATCTGAATTTCTTTCGCAATATTACATTTCTCAAGAATTTAAAGGTGCTCCTGTTGATTTAATTCAAAATATTGATCAATATGTAAAAGTAGATGAACTTACAAATAATACTGAATATTTGTATCTCGCTTCCGATATAACTGATATTGATACAACAATTACCATAGATGTTGGACAAACTAATCAAGGGGCATTAGATTTTCCAGATTCTTATGGATTGATTCAAATTGATGACGAAATAATCACATATACTTCTAAAACATCAAATTCTTTTGTTGGATGTATTAGAGGTTTTAGTGGAATATCTTCTTACACCACACAGAATGTTCCAGATCAATTAACCTTTAAGTCTACAGAATCTTCTAGTCACGTTAAAGGATCTAAAATTAATAATTTAAGTTCTTTATTTCTTAAAGAATTTTTATCTAAAATAAAATATCAACTTTCTCCAGGATTTGAAGATAGATCTCTATATTCTGATTTAAATCAATCTATCTTTTTAAAACAAATCAAAGATTTTTATCAGAGTAAAGGAACTGATGAATCTTTTGAAATTCTCTTTAAAGTTTTGTATGGAAAAAATGTAAAGATTATTAGACCAAAAGAAAATCTTTTCAGACCATCAGATGCTCATTATAGATTAACTAATGATATAGTTGTAGAAAGCATTTCTGGAGATCCATCAGATTTAACAAACCAAACTTTATATCAAAATGCATATGGTGACATTTTATACGCTCGTAGTCCAATAACCTACGTAGAAAAAATAATCTCTGGAATTGGAAACACTTATTATAAGTTAAGTTTAGACTCTGGATATGATAGGGATATTATTGCTAATGGGGCTACAATTGGCAAATTTACTGTTCATCCAAGAACAAAAATAATTGGCACAGTTTCTGCAGGGACAACTGTTTTTGATGTTGATTCTACTGTTGGATTTCCAAAAAATGGAGAACTTTTAGTAAAGTATGGAGATCAAACTACTGGAGTTGTTACATATACTTCAAAATCCTTAACTCAATTTTTTGGATGTTCTGGGGTTTCTAAAACCATTTTAGATGCAGAGTCTGTTGGGATTAATACATATGCTCAAGTATTTACTCCTAGTGGATCTCTCGTAAAACTAAGAGTAACATCAGTTTTAAACTCTACAGAAATTTTAGGTGACACTAGATATCACTACAAAAATGATACCTCTGTAATCAGAACTTTAGGAGTAAACTCAAGTGATGTTTATTCTAAAGATTGGTTCTTTAATATTCCAATCTCATATGAAGTAAAATCAATTATTTCTCGTGGAACAAATGACACTTATGATATCACTACTTTAAATGCAAATATTTTAAAAATCGGAGATAGAGTTGATATAATTTCAAGTTCTGGTATTAAAAAAATATCAACAGTTATTGATTTAATTTCAAATGCAACTTTTACAATCAAAGGACAAGGATCATTAAGTTTAAATGATACGTATATAATTAAAAAAAGTATACTTAAATCAACTTCTACTTATTTTTCTGGTGTTTCTATTGTAAACTCAAATGTTCAAAACATATACAAACTTAATAATAAAACATTAGTTTCTTCACCATCTATTCCATCTTATTATAATCAATCATTATCAACTACTGATAGATCCGTTACATTTTCTGGAACTTTCTCCGGAACTATTTTTACAATAACTCCAAATTCTGATCACGGATTTTATACTGGAGATAGTGTTTATTATACCCCAGAGATATCTACATCAACATCTATAGATTCTCAGGGTTCAACTATTATAACCAGTTCAATTAATAGTTCTCTATTTGATGAAGGGATTTACTTTGTTAAAAGAATAGATTCTAATCGAATTAGTCTCGCAAAGAGTAGAACTAATATATTCAATGGTATTTTTGTATCTGTATCCAGCAGCACTACAGTAGCAAATAATAAAATTGAACTTTATGAATTTAAATCTAAAACCTTACAGAATCAAAAATTACTTAGAGAGTTATCTTTATCAAGTGATGATGGAAATACCTATAAAACAAATCCAGGTTTTACTGGAATATTACTTAATGGTGTAGAGATTTTAAATTATAAAGCAAAAGAATCAATATATTATGGAGAAATAAAAGAGGTTGAAGTAACTGCTCCAGGATCAAATTATGATGTAATTAACCCTCCTATCTTAAGCATAACAGATTCTTTAGGAGTAGGTGCGACTGGATTGTGTGCAGTTAATGGATCACTTCAAGAAATTAGAATTATTGACCCTGGATTTGATTATCTAGATACACCAATTATCAAAATTACTGGCGGTAATGGTATTGGCGCAAAAGCTTTTGTAAATATGAAGTTAGTAGAGCACGAATCTACTTTTAACTCTCAAGGTAATGCAGATTTGGTGGGGATTGGTAGTGCTCTGTCAACTATTGGTTTTACCACGTATCACAAGTTTAGAAATGGCGAACAAGTAATTTATAAAACAGATAATCAAAGAGGTGTTGGAGGATTATCCACAGATTCCTCATATTTTGTTTTTGTAAAAGATAACTTTACAATTAAACTCCATAAAACTTTAGATGACTCTATTTCTGGCATTAACACTATCACATTATCCTCATATGGAATAGGAAATCATAAACTTAAGTCTTATAATCAAAAATCTATAGTAGGATCTATTAATGTAGAAAATTCTGGATTTGGATATGAAAACAAAAAAAGAACAACTACACATCTAGGAATTAATACTTCATTATCTCAAATTGTAATTAATAATCACGGATATAATTCAGGCGAAAAAGTTATATATACAACTGATTTTACTCCAGTTAGTGGATTATCTACAAATACGGAGTATATTGTAACCAAAGTAGATGACAATTCATTTAAACTTTCTACAGTTGGAGTTGGAAGCACTAATATTGATTTCTATTATAATACCAAACAATATGTTAAATTAAATTCTGTTGGTCTAGGCACTCACGTATTTAATTATCCAGAAATTAAAGTAGAACTTATTGGAAATGTTGGACTATCTTCAATTGGAACAAAAACTTTTGATGCAGTCATCCAACCCATTTTTAGAGGACAAATTACATCAGTACATTTAACTTCTAATGGAGTTGGATATGGTTCCTCAGAAATAATTAATTTCTATAGACAACCATCATTTATATTAAAAACTGGCAAATCTGCACAGTTAAATCCCATAGTTTCTACTGATGGAAAAATTATTGAAGTCTTGGTCAATAATACAGGATCTGAATATAACTCTCCACCAACTTTAGTTGTAAATGGAACTGGAACAGGCGCTGTCGTAACCCCAGTCATTACTAATGGTCAAATAACTTCAGTAAAAGTAATTGAAAGTGGAATAGGATATTCTCAAGATTCTACTTCAATTACAGTGCTTTCTGCTGGATCTGCCGCAGAATTTCAAGCAAAAATACAAGCATGGACCATCAATTTATTTAAAAAGAATTATTCCTCATTAACATCTGATGATGGAATTATATCCAATGGTATCAATGATACATTCGAACTTCAATATGCACACCTTTATGCTCCTAGAAAATTAAGAGAGATTTTGCAACCATCAGATCAAAATGGTAACAAAGTATATGGAAAAACTGATCTATCAAAGCAAAATAATATTGAAGTAGATTCGACAAGCCATTCTCCAATTATTGGATGGGCATATGATGGAAATCCAATTTATGGTCCTTACGGATACGTTACAAAAACTGGTGGTATAGTTACTCAACTTAAATCTGGTTATATAACCGAAAATAAGTCAAATAGACCATCATTAACTTCTTTTGAACTTGGATTTTTTGTAGAAGACTTTACATACTTCAAAAAAGGTGACGACACAGTTCTTGATGAAAATAACGGTAGATTCTGCATTACTCCCGAATTTCCAAAAGGAACTTATGCATATTTTGCTACATTTGAATCAACTGCTGACAGTGGTGGGAAGTTTTCAAACTATAAACAACCAAAATTCCCATATTTAATTGGTGATTCTTTTAAATCAAAACCAATTGATTTTAACTTCTTAAAGAATTCAAATCAAGACGACATAGATCTCAATCAAACCAAATGGTCTAGAAATACCTATTTCTACAATTTGTTAAATGAGGATGCATCATACTCTTATCTAACAATTCCAAATAATTTAAATCAAACAGTAGATGTTAAATTTGCATCACCTGGAGTTGTAGAATCTGTTGGTATTATAACTGGGGGAACAAATTATAAGGTTAATGATTCGGTCATATTTAATAATACAAATACTCAGGGTGATGGATTAAGTGCTAGAGTTTCGAAAGTTGAAGGGAAATCGGTAGTTTCAGTAAGTGTTGCCACTAGCACCATTTCGAATGTAGAAATATATCCCGGTGAAAATAAGGGAGATTATATCGTTATTGCAAATGATCCCCACAATTTTAAAAATAATGATTTTGTTTCTGTTTATGGTCTAAGCACAACATCTTCTTTGATAGAAGGATTTTACAAAGTAGGTATATCCACAAATATTTTAACTATTTCTGGAATTGGAACAACATCGGGAACTGTAAATACTGGAATTGGCAGCACAGGAGCAACAGGAATTATTACTTATATTAATGTTTCTGGAATTTTGAAGTATCCAAACATAAAAGAAAATGATATTCTTTCTATTGAGAATGAAAAGGTAAAGGTTCTTAATGTTGACAGACTAAATTCAAGAATTAGGGTTATTAGATCATATCAAGGCACATCAGGAGTTGCTCATACTTCATCAACTCAACTTAAAGAAAATCCAAGAAAGTTACTTATTAATGCGGGATACAGAACTTCATATGACTATAGAATTAATACTGAATTATACTTCAATCCAGTAGATTCTGTTGGTCTTGGAACGTTATCTGGTGTTGGCATTGGAACAACAATTACCTTCAGCAATCCTGGTGCAGGGATTACACAAATCTTTATCCCAACCAAATCAATCTACATTCCAAATCACGGATTAGAAACTGGTGATTTGGTTACGTATTCAAACAATGGTGGATCATCCTTAGTAGTTTCTTCAAGTGGTATTGGAACCACAACTATTACAGATCAGTCAAGTGTTTATATCGCAAAAATTTCTGATGATTTAATTGGTATTGCAACTATTAGAGTTGGTTTGGGATCTACCGGCACTTTTGTTGGTATTGCAAGTACTCAAAGATCCCAATCTACTCTTTATTTTGTAGAAAATGGTTCTGGTGTTTATCATAGTTTAAAAACTAATTTTGCTGTCATCACAGGAACAATTGAAAGAAATAATGTTACAGTTTCTTGTTCTGCCACTCACGGATTATCTAACAATGATACTGTTTATGTAGATGTTAATCCTTCAATCTCAACTACGTTTACTATCAAGTATGATGATTATAATAGAAAGGCTATTATTAATCCCCAAACTTTTGCTTCGATTGGAGTCAACACTTCAACAAATACTATTACAATTCAAAATCACCAACTATACAATGGGCAAAAGGTAATTCATACCTCGACAGCACCTTCTGGAGGGTTACAGAACGAAAAAGAATATTATGTAATCAAGGTAGATAAAAATAACATTAAGTTATCCGAAACTTTTTATAATGCCACTGCTGAAAAACCAATATCTGTTGGGATTACAAGTTCTTCTTCTGGAGTTATTTTACCAATCAACCCCCCAATAACACTTTACAAAGATTCTACAGTAACTTTTGATTTATCAGATTCTTCACTGTCTTATATAAATCAGTCTCAGAGATATCCAGCATTTAGTTTGGATTTTTATAAAGATAGCAATTTTACTCAAACTTTTGAGTCAAGCAAGCAAAAAAATATATTTGAAATTCAAAGATCAGGGACAGTTGGTGTTGCAACTAATGCAAAAGTAATTTTAACTGTTAATGACGATATTCCAAATAGATTATATTATAAATTAAATCCAGTTTATGATAGCACAATTCCCGACGAAAAGAAAAAAATTAATATTGATACTGATGTTATTTTAAATAATGAAATTGAAATATTATCAAGTGAATATAATGGAAAACATACAATAACATCTATTTCTTCAACCACATTTACGTATACTCTGCAACAAACACCAGAAAATACTTCTTACACCGGTTCTGCTTCAAGTATAAGATATACAACTGATTCTACTAGTGCTTTTGGTGCTATTTCTGATATTGAAGTAACAAATAAAGGTAAAAATTATTATGCATTACCTGGAATTTCTACAATTGTTACTGGACTTGGACGAAATTCTATATTAGAAGCATTTAGTTCTTCAATTGGGAAAATCAAAAAGACAAAAATCAATGATATTGGATTTGATTTTCCAAGTGATTTTACATTAAAACCAAGTATTTCTTTGAACCAAGTCATTAAGGTAGAACCACTATCATCATTAAAGTCTGTTGGAATTTCTTCTTTTGGTAGAGGTTATAACACATCTCCAAAACTTCTTGTATTTGACGGCAAAACCAACAAACTTGTTCCAGAAATTGATTTAAAATATACCTTAGGAAACAACCAAGTAGAAATACGTAAAAATGCTTATAGTTTGAATAACGTTACTCCAACTATTTTACCAATACAAAACTCAAATGGTGTTGGAATTGGATCTATTAGATATAATTCAACGACAAAAGAAGTAACAGTTATTTTATCAGTTGGTTTTAGTACAGCAGAATCATTCCCATTTACTGTAAATGATAAAGTTCTTATTGAAAACATTAGTGTTGGTTTGGGATCCACTGGTATTGGTTATAATTCTGAAAATTATGATTACAAACTCTTTACTCTCACATCTGTCACAGAAAATAGAGGCGGAATAGGATCAGTATCGTATAGTCTAGATGGATTACTTTCTACATCTCAATTCCCAGGAAATTATGATTCAGTAAATTCTTCTGGAAGGATAATTCCACAAAAATATTTTCCAACTTTTAATGTTGAACTTCAAAAGAATAATTATTTTATTGGAGAAAGTATAAAATCAAATTCTACTGCCGGATATGTTGATGGATGGAATCCAATTACAAATCAGTTAAGAGTTGTATCTAAAGAAAATTTTGTAGTTGGCGAAATAATTGAAGGAGTAACTTCAAAATCTCAAGGAATTGCTAGTATTGTAGATACTACAGATTCTTACTTTAATTTAGATTCATCATCTTTTATTGACAATGGATGGCAAACAAATGCAGGATTCTTAAATACCAATTCAGAAAGAATTCAAGATAACGATTTTTATCAGAATTTTTCTTACTCGATTAAATCTGAAATAAGTTATGATTCTTGGAAAGACGCTGTAAGCACTTTAAATCATACAACTGGATTTAAAAAGTTTGCGGAGTATCAACTTGAAACAAAAAATTCCAATTCAATGGCAGTTGGTCTTTCTACGGAAAAAACATATATTGATTTAGTTGTAGATATTATTGGATTTGTAGATTTAAATTGTGTCACTGATTTTGATTTGGTAAAAGAAAATTCTTTATCTGGTTCTGGAAATATTTTTTCCAATGAAATAACTTTTTCCAATAGAGTTTTAACTGATTATTTTGAATCTATAGGAAATAGAGTTCTATCTATTGATGACTTAAGTTCTCAGTTCAATAGCAACCCAAGATCTACAAGATTTTCTGAAGTTCATAGATTTACTCTTACGGACGCTAGAGCACAAAAATATATTACATACGTTTCTGATAGAAGATATGCAGGTCAAAGACAATTGATGTTGGTTTCTTTAGTACATGATGATGGAATAGGATATCTTAACCAATATGCAAGATTAGAATCTTCTTATGATTTAGGATCATTTGATTTTATTGTTGATGGTTCTGAAGGAGTCTTAACTTTTAATCCAATTAATTATTCAGTCAATGATTACAATATCACCACTTTATCATATAATCTAAAGGATTCAATGCTTGGAATTGGTACATCTCATTTTGGAGACTTGGTTACCATAAAAACAAATAGTGGATTTGTTTCCTCTGGTTCAACAAATATAGTTGGTGTTGGAACAACGTATAACTCCGCCAAAGTTTTGGTAGAAATTACTGCACCAAATGGACAGCATGAATTTGATGAACTCAATATTGTTCACGATGGTGTTAATGTTGAATTACTAGAATATGGTCAGATTACAGATCATTCTTTAGATGCATATTCTAGTTCTGGATTAGGAACATATTATCCTTATATCTCTGGATCTCAACTCAAAGTTGATTTTTATCCAAACACAGGAGTAGCAGTAACCTTTAATACTTTCCAAACAGTTTTAGGAGGAACATCATCTGGTATTGGAACTTATGATATGCAACATGCTAGACTCCAAGGTATATCAACTTCAATATCGTCATCAGGATCTCCAACTGCAACATCAATTATAGAATACCCCGGAGATTATGATTGTTCATATTGTTTAGTTCAAGTTGCAGATACTACTAATAATAGATATCAATTATCTGAAATTGTTCTTTTGGATGATCAAACTGATGAGAGTGTTGGTGAAATTTATATTGTTGAATTTGGTAACGTTGAAACCAATTCTGGACTTGGAACTTTTGGTGCAAGAAAGAATGGATCAACAACCGAACTTACTTTTACACCTTTACCAAGTATTGATACTAGAATTGTTGGATTCTTTAATGCATTGAGACATCAGGATGATGAAAAAGATGTAGTATCGTTTAATAATGGAAGTATTGAAACAAATTATGGAACTTATTTTGGAACTGAAAGAGATATTAAACGTGAATTTGATCTAAAACATAAAGGATTCCAAATTTTTAGAAGAGACTTTAATGGCAGTAGCGTCTCTATAGCAAATACTGATTCGGATACAATAACTATCCCAAATCATTTCTTTGTCACAGGCGAAAAAGTTACATATACGAATCCAGGAGCTGGAAGCACACAAGCAATTGGCATTGCGTCTACAGACTTTGGTGTTGGTATAGGTACAACAGATAGGTTACCATCAAATGTTTATATTGTAAAGGTAAATGAAAATACAATCAAATTGGCAAGAAATGCAGAAGATGCACTAAGTTTGACACCAAAAGTTTTGAATTTGACTTCGGTTGGAATTGGCACATCTCACGCATTCACTGCAATCAATCAAAATGCAAAGGTAATTGTTGCAATTGATAATCTCATTCAATCACCTATTGTTTCTACAGCACAAACAACAACTCTAGCAATTAACGCATTTAGCACTGATGATTTGATTTATGTAAGTGGCATAACATCTTTCTTTGGTGGCGATCTTATCAAAATTGGTAGCGAAATAATGAAGATTGATTCAGTTGGTGTTGGAAGCACGAATTCCTTTAGAGTTCGTAGACCTTGGATGGGAACATCAGTTGCTGGATATTCTACTGGAACATTGGTCACAAAAGTCGTAGGAAATTACAACATTGTAGATAATATATTAAACTTTGTAGAAGCTCCTTATGGAAATGTTCCACTTTCTACCTCAACAAACAGACCAGATGAGAGAGATTGGGTCGGAATATCTACGAGTTCAAATTTCCAAGGAAGAACATTCTTAAGATCAGGAATTCCTGCGGGAACTGATGAAACATATTATAAAAATTATGTCTTTAATGATATTTCCAACCAATTTAACGGAAAGACTAAAAACTTCAATCTAAAGTCTAACGGAACTAGTGTTACTGGAATTTCTACTGAAAATGCAGTCATCTTAATCAATGATATCTTCCAAGGTCCTGGTTTATCAAACGATTACTACTTATCAGAGTCAATCGGGGTAACAACGATAACATTTACTGGTGCTGCTACATCTATTGCTTATGATGTTAATACATCTTCACTACCTTCTGGTGGCGTAATAGTTTCTGTTGGATCTACTGAAGGTTTTGGTTATCAACCTTTGGTATCTGCTGGTGGAACTGCAATTGTTTCTGGACTAGGTACAATTTCCTCTATTAGTATTGGTAACAGTGGTTCTGGATATAGATCAGGAACTGGAGTAGTAAGAGTTGGTGTTGCAACATCTAGCACGGGAACCCCATCTATTCATTTTATTGGAACTGCAATTGTAAATAATGGAAATATTGTTAGTATTGCAATTACAAACCCAGGAACTGGATATACATCTTCAAATCCACCATATGTTGTAATTGATGATCCTCTTTCTTATTCAAATCTACCATTGGTTTACAGTTCTTCTTCACCAACTGGATTGGGAAGTCAGGCAACTGTTGATGTGGTGGTTGGACAAGGATCAAGTATAATTGATTTTGAAATCAAAAATCTTGGATATGGTTATGGTCAAGGAGAGGTATTAACAGTTTCTATTGGAGGAACCGTTGGTATTCCCACAGATCCAACTAAGACATACAAAGAATTCCAAATTTCAATACAAAATACAATCAGTGATAAATTTACTGGATGGTCAATTGGAGAACTGCAAGTTTTAGATAATATAGAAGATTTATTTGATGGGTCCAGAGTTACTTTCCCACTAAGAGTTGCTGGATCGTTGATTTCTATAAGATCCGCAAGAGGTTCAAATATTAATATTCAAGATAATCTTCTCATATTCTTAAATGATGTACTTCAAATTCCAGGATCTGGATATCAGTTCGCGGGTGGAAGTGTAATTACGTTTACAGAGGCACCTAAAGTTGGAGATTTATGTAAGATCATTTTCTATAGAGGAAGTGGATCAATCGATGTTATTGAAAGAAATGTTTTAGAAACAGTTAAAGTTGGTGATGACTTAACCATTGGTTATGATTCATCTATAGGACAACCAGCAACGTTACAAGAAACTGAAAGAAATGTAAGTTCTATAGACTCCACAGATTTAGTAAAAACTATCCCATACTATGGTCCAGGTTTAGTTAACAACCCAACTGTTCTAAGACCGGTTACTTGGTGTAGGCAAACTGAAGATAAAATTATCGACGAAAAAGAAGTTGGAAAAGATAGAATTCTTTATGAAGCTTTAATCTATCCTTCTTCATACCTAATTCAGTCGGTTGGAATTGGTTCAACAGTAGTATTTGTAGATTCTATTCGTCCATTCTTTAATCCACTAAATGAAAATGATACTACTCTTAACTTCCAAAAGGACATTTTAATACTATCTCAAGATAGTAAAGTTTCTGCGGCTGCAACAGCTATTGTTTCTTCTGGTGGAACTATTTCTTCGATTGTAATATCTGATGGTGGATTTGGATATTCTAGTGCTCCCACAATAACAATTGAAAATAGTGTTGGATTTGGATCAACTGCTACTGCAACTTCATCTATAACTGCAGGCATTGTAACTTCGGTTTCTATAACTGGTCCAGGAACAGGATATACAACAACTAATGTTCCAAATGTTCTAATTGCTCCTCCATCTTTCTCCATAGAAGAAAATACTGTAGTTACATATGAAGGAGATTTTGGTATTATAACTGGAATATCAACAACAACGGTTGGTGTCGCTTCGACAGGAATTATATTTGATTTCTTAATTCCAAAAGACTCTCCATTAAGAAACTCATCGATTACTGGATTTACCACTATTAGCGGAATTGCCACTGGATATTATTTTGTAATCCATAACTCTAATATAGGTCAAGGAGTTACTTCATTAGATTCAAATGGATCCATTGTTGGGGTTGGAAGCACCTTCTTAGACAACGTTTATCAAGCTGTTGCTGTTTCTATTGCACAAACTTCTACCCCTGGTCTTGGCGTAACATATGTTGCAAAGGTTACTGCAAGTCTTACCTCTTATAATGGACTTTCTGGTGTAGGATTTAGTAATTTTTATGGCGAATATAGTTGGGGAAGAATTGCTTTAGGCACTAGAGAAAAAGAGGTTTCTTATAATGCATATACTACAAATGGATATGTAGGAATAGCAACTGGCACAGTGATTAAAAGAAGTTCTTCACTAAAATACCTCAATTACATTTCATAAATAGATAAAAAAACCATCAAATGGCAGCAATTATAACTGATCAGATTAGAATATTAAATGCAAAGAATTTTGTTGCTGGAGTAAGTTCTTCGGGTAATTCATATTATTCTTTTATTGGATTGCCAAATCCAACTGAAATTCAATCTGATTGGGATTCAAACCCCCCTCCACCAAAAGATTCTTTTGATGAAGAAAACAGTTATTGGGACACAATGGTTGCATTAAAAAAAATTAATGCAACTGATGTAAGGCAGGTTGTTCAGAAAAGAGTTTGGTCTTCTGGAACAACATATGATATGTATCGTCACGACTATAGTAGATCAAACACTGCTAAAGTATCTGGTGCAACAAATCTATATGCCGCATCCTACTATGTTTTGAATAGTGATTATAGGGTTTATATTTGCTTACAAAACGGGACTACTCCAGATACACCAAATGGTAAACCATCATTAGATGAACCAACATTTACTGATTTAGAACCAAGATCTGCTGGAACAAGTGGTGATGGTTATATTTGGAAATATCTTTATACATTAAAACCATCAGAGGTCGCAAAGTTTGAAACGTCTGATTTTTTCCCAGTTCCTGCAAATTGGGAATCATCTTCTGACAATGCTGCAGTAAGAGATAATGCAGTCGATGGTTCTATTAAAATTGTAACTGTTACAAATAGTGGCGTTGGATTAGGAACTGCAAATAGAACTTATACAAGAGTTCCCATCAAAGGAGATGGAACAGGAGCAGAATGTACTGTAGTTATTAACAATGACCAAAAAGTAGAATCGGTAGTTGTTTCTAGTCAAGGTTCTGGATATACTTATGGTAATGTTGATTTAATCGCAGGAAACGTTCCAACAGGAACAACTAGACCAACATTTGATGTTATTATTTCTCCTAAAGGAGGTCACGGCGCCGATATTTACCGTGAACTTGGAGCGTATAACGTTCTTTTATACTCTAGAATAGAAAACGATACTCAAAATCCAGATTTTATAACTGGAAATCAAATTGCAAGAGTGGGAGTAGTTGAAAGTCCAAGAGTAAGTTCTGGAAGTTTACTGACTTCAGATAAAGCGAGCGCGGCCTATGCTCTAAGACTTGCAGGAACTGGATATAGTTCAGCGACTTTTACCACAGACTCATATTTTACACAAACTGTGGCAACAGGAACTACGGCTGTTGGAAGAGTTATTAGTTATGATCAAACCACCGGAGTTCTTAAGTACTGGCAAGATCGTTCTCTTGCCGGATTCACGACAGTTGGAGTTGCAGTTACAAATCCAACTTATGGATTTGATTTGACAGAATTTACCAGTTCCCCATCAACTGGTGGAAGTTTAATTATTGTACCATCGTCTGGTTCCAACCTAGCAATAAATACATCTTTTTCCGGTATATCTACAGTAATAAATAGTAGGACATACTACCTTGGTCAAGAATTTACTAATGGTCTTGCAAATCCTGAAGTTAAAAAATATTCAGGAAACATCATTTATGTAGATAATAGACCAGCAATTACTAGATCATCCAACCAAAAAGAAGATATTAAAGTCATTTTGCAGTTCTAAAGAATTATGTCTCAGGAAACTAACCTCAACGTAGCTCCATATTTTGATGATTTTGATGCAAATAATGACTACTATAGAGTTCTTTTTAAACCCGGTTATCCTGTTCAAGCAAGAGAGTTAACCACTCTACAGTCAATATTACAAAACCAAATTGAAAAATTTGGTCAGCACTTTTTTAAAGAAGGTGCCAAAGTTATTCCGGGAAATACTGGATATAATCAACTTTATTACGCAGTAGAACTACAAAACACCTATCTTGGTGTTCCAGTATCTGCATATGCAGATCAATTAGTTGGTACAAAAATTACCGGACAAACATCGGGCGTAACCGCAGTAGTAGATAAGATTTTACTTCCAACTGATTCTGAAAGAGGAAATTTAACACTCTACATCAATTACCTTTCTTCAAATACACAAAATAATTCAACTCAACAATTTTCTGATGGTGAATTATTGTCTTGCAATACACAAATTACATCTGGTCTATTAGGAAATTCATTAATAGCTTCTGGGCAACCATTTGCATCAACAATAGCACAAAATGCAACTTCAATAGGATCTGCATTTTCTATTACGAATGGTGTTTATTTTATTAGAGGTCAATTTGTAACAGTAAATGATGAAACTCTAGTTTTAGATCAATATTCAAATACACCAAACTACAGAGTTGGTTTATTTGTAAGTGAAGAGATCGTTACTTCTGAAATTGACGAATCTTTAAACGATAATTCTCAAGGATTCAATAATTATGCAGCTCCAGGAGCAGATAGACTAAAAATTACCGCAACATTATCAAAAAAACCAAATACAGATTTTGATGATGGAAATTTTGTAGAGTTAGCAACAATAAAAGATGGTACTATTAGGTCACAACAAACCACTCCATACAATAGCATAACAGACGAATTAGCAAGAAGAACTTTTGCAGAGTCTGGTGACTATTATGTGACTGCTTTTGATGCTTCTTTAAAAGAGTCTTTAAATAATAACTTAGGAAATAATGGCATCTTTAATGTTGGGCAATTTACATATGGAGGATCTACTCCATCAAACGACTTAGCAGTCTATCAAATTTCTCCTGGCAAGGCATTTGTTAGAGGATATGAGTGTGAAACGATAAGTTCAACTTTTCTAGATTGCCCTAAACCAAGAACAACAAAGACTTTAGAAAACCAATCTTTAAATTATAATACGGGTCCAACTTTAAAATTAAATAGAGTTTACGGATCTCCAAAAATAGGAATTGGTAATACATATGTATTAAGTTTACGTGATTCAAGAGTTGGTTCTGATCAAAAAGTATCCTCAGGAAAAGAAATTGGCGTTGCAAGAGTTTATGATTTTAGATTAGAGTCTGGTGCATATGATACATCAAATTCGGATCTAAATCAATGGAATATTTCATTATATGATATTCAGACAACAACAGAAATTACTTTAAACGAACCAATTACATTATCTGTGCCGACCTTTATTAAAGGAAAAAATAGTGGTGCAACTGCTTTCATAAAAGATGCTGTCGTCGCAGGGACTGCAGTAACTGTTTATGAAAAAACGGGGGACTTTATCTTAAATGAATCTTTTATCATTGATGGTATAGAAAATTCAAGAGTTGCAATTGCAATTACTTCATATGGAATTTCTGACGTAAAATCCGTGTATGGAATTGTTGGATCAGCATCAACTTTTTCTGCCGATGCCATTCAATCGACAGGATTTAATGTTGGTATTGCAACAATTAGTGCATCTTCGGGTGGAGTAAGCACAGTAACAAGTCCAAATATTCTATTCCCTGGCAAAATTGTTAAAATTGGAAATCTAATTCAGTATAGCAATTCAACTAGCAGAGATCCTATAATCGCAAAAGTTGTAGGAGCAGGAAATACTACTATTGCTATAAGTGGAGTTACTGCTGTTAGTGGTATTGCTTCAGGTCAATTGCCCTCTTCATCATTAAATGTAACTGATTTTAAAATCTTAACAACAAATCTAGAAACATCAACTGATAATACTTTATACACTAGACTACCAAAAATTAATGTATCTAATGTAGATTTAACTAATGCAGTTCTTGGAATTAGAACGGTCTTTACTGTTAATATTTCAGGAAATCAAACAACTACAATCACTGCTGGAACAAATGAAACTTTCTTACCCTTTGATGAAGAAAGATATGCGTTAGTAACTTCAAATGGACAGACTGAAGTTTTAACATCTGATAAAATTCAAATTGATTCTACAGGAACTCAATTAGCAGTATATAATCTTTCCACGTCTTCCGATACTGGAGCAACTTTAATTGCAACTACTAGAAAAATTAAACCAAAAACAAAGCTAAAAAGAAAAAACAGAGTAAATTATATTACAGTAGACAAGTCAAAATATGAGTACTCTGGAATTGGTACAACTACTTTAAATGATGGGTTATCCTATGGAAATTATCCCTTTGGCACTAGGGTTCAAGACGAAATTATTTCTCTTAACACTTCAGATATTATAGAAATTCACGGCATTTTTGAATCTGTTGATACAAATAGTGCATCTGCTCCCACATTAGATCTTTCTTCTATTAATGGACCAACTGCAACTACTTCCGACTTAATTATTGGCGAGAAAATAACAGGACAAACTAGTGGTGCGGTTGCTATTTTTGCAGAAAAAGTTAATGATACAAAGATTTCTTTCGTTTATAAAAATCAAAAGACATTTAAAGAAGGGGAAACTTTAAAATTTGAAGAATCTCAAATTCAAGCAATAGTACAAACAATTAATGCACCAAGTTTTGATATTTCTTCAAACTTTACTTTCACAAATGGTCAAGAATCAACTTTTTATGATTATGGAACGATTAAGAGAAAAGTTGGATTACAAGAACCTACTAAAAAATTAAAAATATATTTCTCAAATGGGTACTATGAATCTAATGATGATGGAGACATAACAACCGTCAACTCTTACAATACTTTTGATTATGGGTCAGAAGTTCAAACAGTTAATGGAGTAAGGAACTCTGATATTATTGATATCAGACCTAAAACTTCAACTTATACAGTTGCTGTGGATTTAAGATCACCACTTGAATTTTATGGAAGAACTTTTAACGGATCTGGAAATTCTGCTAGAAATATTTTAGCATCTGATGAATCTATTTTAACATCTTTCTCATTCTATCTTGGAAGAATTGATAGAATTTATTTAACAAAAGAAGGAAAATTTCAAGTCAAGTATGGAGTTCCTTCAGAAAGACCAGAAAAACCAGTTTCTGTTGATGACGCTTTAGAAATTGCGACGATAAATTTACCAGCATACTTATATAATACATCACAAGCAGCCATTCAATTCTTAGAGCATAAAAGATATAGAATGGTTGATATTAAACAACTTGAAAATAGAATCAAAAATCTTGAATACTATACTGCACTATCTTTACTGGAAACAAACACTGCAAACCTTTTTATTCCGGATGGAGATGGTTTAAACAGATTTAAGTCAGGATTCTTTGTTGATAATTTTACATCACTATTAGCACAAGAAGATTCTATTTTTTACAAGAACAGTATTGATATAACAAATAAGCAACTAAGACCAAGACACTACACAAATTCCGTCGATTTAATTTTTGGTCCAGTAACAGGTGTAGATCCAACAGAAGATCTTGCATTTACTCCGATAGAAGGAGTGAATGTTAGAAAATCTAAAGATGTTGTTACTTTAGATTATGCTGAAGTTGAATGGTTAAAGCAATCGTTTGCAACTAGAGCAGAAAGCGTTACTCCTTTCTTAATTAGTTTCTGGCAAGGTTCATTAGAACTATCTCCAGCATCAGATACTTGGGTTGATACTGTAAGATTAGAAGCCAAGATTATTCAAGCAGAAGGAAATTATGCGGAAACTTTATCAAATGCAGTTAGAACTCTTAATGTAGATCCTCAGACTGGATTTGCGCCAGTTGTTTGGAATGCTTGGGAAACAAATTGGACTGGTCAAGAAGTTATTAACACAACCAGAACCAGAACTGAAACTGAAAGAGGAGGAACTTTTGGCGTAGGTGGGTGGATTAATGGTGGAAGTGGAACTGCACAATTGAGACAAGTTGAAACAACCTCAGTTATCCAAGACAATCTTAGAGAAATCAGAGATACTGGAGTTCAAACAAGAACTGGCACAAGAACAATTGTAACCGAACAGTTTGATAATACATCCGTAGGTGATCGCGTTGTAAGTAGAAATCTCATTCCATATATGAGATCTAGAAATATTCAATTTGTATCCAAAAAACTTAAACCACTAACTCAAATTTATGCTTTCTTTGATGGTGTTGATGTTACTCGTTACTGTGTTCCTAAGTTATTAGAAATTTCAATGATTTCTGGAACTTTTGAGGTTGGTGAAAAAGTTATTGGAACTGTTCAAAACACTGGATTAAATCCAAGTTTGGGCCAAGATGTTGCTAGAATTTCTCTAAGAGTTGCACAGTCTAATCATAGAGAAGGTCCTTATAACGCAGCAACAACCACATATCCAAATAATCCATACACAGGACAAACTTTACAATCAACTTACTCATCAACATCTAATATTTTGAATGTTGATACTTTCTCACTTTCAAATCAACCACAAGGTGAATATAGCGGATGGGTAGAATCTGGTATGATTTTGGTTGGTCAGACAAGCGGAGCACAAGCAACTCTTACCAATGTAAGGTTGGTATCAGACTTATCTGCAACTTTAATTGGAAACTTCTTTGTTCCAAATCCAAACACAAATATTCATCCAAAATTTGAAACTGGAACTAAAACATTTACTCTAGTCAATAGTAGCACAAATGACCAAAATGTTGCCACTACAATTGCAGAGGAAGGATTTATTTCTAGCGGAACGCTAGAAACAGTTCAAGAAAATATCATTTCCGTAAGGAATGCTAGAATCCAAAACAAGCAAGAGTTTGAAGAAAGAGCAGTATCTAGAACTACAGGAACTCAGGTTGTAGGAAGCACAACTTTATCACAATCAAGAAGAGATGTATTAGTTGGATGGTATGATCCTCTTGCACAATCTTTCTTAGTTGAAGATGAAACAGGAGTTTTCTTAACTAAATGTGAGGTATTTTTCAGATCTAAGGATGATATGGACATTCCTGTAACGTTCCAATTAAGAACGATGCAGAATGGATTTCCAACTCAAAGAATTCTTCCATTTGCCGAAATTACTTTAGATCCAGGGGATGTTCAAACTTCAGCAGATGGATCCGTAGCAACTACATTTAATTTTGATGCTCCAGTTTACTTAGAGGGTGGAAAAGAGTATTGTATATGTCTTGCATCAAACTCAACAAAGTATAGTGTTTATGTATCAAGAATTGGTGAAAATGATTTATTGACTCAGACATTTATTTCAAATCAACCATACCTTGGGTCACTCTTTAAATCTCAGAATGCATCAACTTGGGAAGCAAGTCAATGGGAGGATCTTAAGTTTACTCTTTACAGAGCTGACTTCTTAACTTCAGGAACTGTTGATTTTTATAGTCCAGAATTAACTGGGGGAAATAAGCAAATTCCAACATTAATGCCAAATTCCCTCAGTCTAACCTCTAGAAAAATTAGAGTTGGACTTGGATCAACTGTTCAAGATTCTGGATTAACATTAGGGAATACTATCATTCAACAAGGAACTAATGCAACTGCAAATTATGTCGGAGCTGCGGGGAGTGCTTCTGGATCACTTAATGTAATTAACTCCGGAATTGGTTATACGCCATCTAGTGGTGGATTAACAATCAATAATATTGATCTCGTAACAGTCACAGGAAGTGGAAAAAATGCCACGGCTAATGTAACGGTGTCTAATGGAGTCGCTGTTGCAGCAACTATTACAAGTGGTGGTGTTGGATATCAAATAGGAGATGTAGTTGGAATTAGCACGTTTGGCGCTATTGCAGTAGGAAGAAATGCAAGATTTTCTATCGTTTCTATCGCAAGCACAAATCAATTAATTCTTGACAATGTTCAAGGTGAATTTGTGGTTGGATCTGCAAAAACTGTACAATATATTAATAACTCTGGTATAACAACATCATTAAATGCGTCTATTGGTGGTGGAGTATTGGTCAATTCTATTGATACGATTAGTGATGGATTGCATATTAAAGTAAATCATCAAAACCACGGAATGTATTCTAATGAAAACTATGTTATTATATCAAATGCACAATCTGATGTTATTCCAACAAAACTAAGTGTTGCTTACAATACAAATTCAACAGGATCAATTAGTGTTGATAGTGCAACTAATTTCTCAACGTTTGAAAATGTAGGCGTTGGAACAACTAATCCAGGATACTTATTGATAGGTGATGAAATTATTGAATATACTTCTGTCTCTGGCAACTTAATTGGAGGAAATATATCTAGAGGTGCAAATCTAAAGAACTATCCAGTTGGAACTCCAGTTTACAAATATGAACTAGGTGGTGTATCTCTAAGAAGAATTAATAAAACACACTATTTGAATAATGCAACTGTATCGGAACCAATAACATTTGATTCTTATAACATAAAATTAGATATGAGTTTAAACGGTATCGGTAGAACTAGCGATACTGGATATCCTAAACTTTATATTAATCAAACCAAATCTGCTGGGGGATATAACACTAAGGCAACTCAAAATATGCCTTACGAAATTATAACACCTATCATTCAAAATCTGACTGTAAGAGGAACATCTTTAAATGCTTCACTTAGGACTGTAACTGGATCAAGTATAAGTGGTAACGAAATTCCATTCATCGATAATGGATTTGAACCAATTAGTATTGGAAAACCAAACTACTTAGACAGCACAAGAATTATATGCTCTAAAGTTAATGAGAACGAAAAACTATTGAATCTTCCTGGCAACAAATCAATGAACCTTAGACTACAACTTGATACTGTAGATTCTAGATTAAGTCCCGTTATTGACACACAGAGAGTATCAACTATTTTAACTTCTAACAGAGTTAATAATGTAGTATCAAATTATGCAACTGATTCTAGAGTTAACACTATTGATCAGGATCCAACTGCATTCCAATATATTTCTAAAGAAATTAATTTGGAAAATGGAGCAAGTTCTATAAAAATCCTTCTGAATGCACATATTAATCAGTACTGTGATATTAGAGCACTTTATGCGATTAGTGATAAGTCAAACTTTAATCCGGTTTTTGTTCCATTCCCAGGATATTTAAATCTAAACACTAAAAATGAAGTCATCAACTTTGCCGATAGTGATGGAAGATCAGATGTATTTGTAACTCCAACACAATCTTTAGGATTTGAAGCATCCGATATTCAATTCAAAGAGTATGTATTTACCATTGACAAATTGCCTTCCTTCAAGTCATATAGAATTAAATTAATATTAACTTCTACAAATCAAGTCTATGTTCCAAGAATTAAGGATTTGAGAGTTATTGCTTTAGCATAATATGGACTATTTGAAAGTTGAAGGATACTCTCATCTAATGAGAGATCAAAATACAAATTCAATCATCAATACTAATATGTCAGAATATCAAGAGTATGTTTCTAGAAGAAATGCAAAAAGCGAGGAGAATCAAAAAGTACAAAATATAGAAGAGGAACTTGCTAGTATGAAAGATGATATTGATGAAATTAAAAATTTACTTAGGAGTTTGGTAAATGGATCCCGATGAAATTCAGTTGGAGGACTTATCTAAAAGTTTTGAATATATGAAAGCGTGTATTGAAATAGATGCCGTTGAAGATATTGATCAAATAAAAATAGTTGCGAAAGCTTATATGAAATTATATTTAAAGCAACAAGAAGTTCTTAAAGACCTAATTAAACTATAAATATTTAAAAAGTAGAAAATAATGGCGCAACCATCTACTAGACAAGAATTAATAGACTACTGCAAAAGAAAACTGGGAGCGCCAGTTTTGGAAATTAATGTTGCAGATGAGCAAATTGAGGATTTAGTTGATGATGCCATTCAATTTTTCCAAGAAAGGCATTTTGATGGAGTTTATCCAACTTTTTATAAGTATAAATTAACTCAAAATGACATTGATAGGGGAAGATCTAGAGGCAGTGGCCTTGCTGTTGGTATTGCAACTACAACGGTAACCACAAATATAGTTGGAACTGCTACAACATTTACATATGAAGAGAATAGTAATTATTTGCAAGTTCCACCAAATGTTATAGGTGTAAATAAGATTTTTCATTTTGATGGATCTAATACCATCACACATAATATGTTCAGCGTAAAATATCAATTATTTTTAAATGATATTTATTATTGGGGAACAACTGAACTTTTAAGTTATGCAATGGTTAAAACATATCTCGAAGATCTTGATTTTCTACTTACCACACAAAAACAAATTCGCTTTAATAAAAGGCAAGATAGACTTTATTTGGATATTGATTGGGGATCTGTAAGAGTTGATGAGTATATTATTATCGATTGTTACTCAACACTGGACCCAAATGATTATTCAAGAGTCTGGAATGATTCTTTTATCAAACCATATTTAACATCATTAATCAAACGTCAATGGGGACAAAATATGATGAAGTTTACTGGAGTTAAACTTCCAGGTGGTGTAGAACTGAATGGTAGACAAATGTATGATGATGCTCAGAGAGAAATTGATATCTTAATGGAAAAAATGTCAAATACTTATGAACTTCCACCTCTTGATATGATAGGATGATCATATGCTTAATCCATTTTTTTTACAAGGATCTAAAGGAGAACAGGGGTTAATACAAGATTTAATCAATGAACAACTTCGTATGTATGGGGTTGATATTCATTATTTACCAAGAAAATATTTAACTGAAAAAACAGTTTTAAGAGAAGTAATAGAGTCTGCTTTTGACGACGCATATCCACTAGAAGCTTACATTGAAAATTACGAAGGATATGGAGATAATACTACCATTCTTTCAAAGTTTGGAATACAAGCACTTAATGAATTAACTATAACAATATCAAGAGAAAGATTTGAAAGTTATATAGTCCCTCTTATACAAAATAAACCTAATATTAAGTTAGGAACACGTCCAAAAGAAGGAGATCTAATCTATTTTCCCCTTGGTGATAGATTATTTGAAGTTAAATTTGTAGAGCACGAGCAACCATTTTATCAATTACAAAAGACATATGTTTATACTTTAAAATGTGAACTCTTTAGATATGAAGATGAAGTTATTGATACTGGTATTGATGAAATAGATGATACTAATGTTGGTGGCGGAGTTACTACTGGAGGAATTGGAGGCGGTGTCGCAGTAACCCAAACACTTACAATGGTTGGAGTTGGAACAACAGCAACCGCAATAACAACATTTCTTAATGGTGGAATTAGGTATATTACATTAACTAATAGAGGTGGAGGTTATTCTAGTATTCCAACCGTTGCAATATCATCAGCTCCTTCCGGGGGAACGACTGGTGTTGCAACAGCGACTATGATTGATGGTATTGTTGTTTGTAATGATAATGTTAACCCCAAAAACAAATCTGTTCAAAGTGTATTATTAATAAATCCCGGATCTGGGTATACTGTAGCACCGGGAGTAAGATTTATTGGTGGGGGTGGATCTGGAGCTGCAGCAACAGCATCAATAGGAACTGGAATCATTGGACCTATTACGGTAACTAATGCTGGATCTGGATATACTACTGCCCCAACAATAACTTTTACTGGAATAGCATCAGTATCGGCTGCAGCAACAGCAGTTGTAAGCACAGCAGGATCAATCACTGCAATCAGAATTACAAATTCTGGACTTGGATACACAACTGCACCCACTATTACAATATCTGCGCCATCATTTGTTGGTGTTGGAACTTATCAATACAATGAAATTATAACTGGTAGCACTAGTGGTGTGACAGCAAGAGTAAGATCTTGGAATTCTATCACCAACACTTTGGAGGTTTCAAACGTAACCGGAACTTTTGTCAGGGGAGAAAATGTAGTTGGATCTGCCTCTTCAGCAACTTATGTTTTATCAACAATTAACGAAGAGGATATTAAAGACGCTTATGCTGACAATTTAGATATAGAAATAGAAGCAGATAAAATATTAGATTTCACTGAATCTAATCCTTTTGGAATGCCATAAATATAATTTATATTTGGTTAAATAGTATCATACGGAACTACTAAAATGTTTGAGTATTTTTATAACGAGATTCTAAGAAAAACGGTTATATCTTTTGGATCTCTGTTTAATGATATATCAATTAAACACGTTGATAACTCAAATCAAGTTATTGATGTAATAAAGGTTCCTTTGGCATATGGTCCAACTCAAAAATTTCTGGCAAGACTTGAACAATCTCCAGATTTAAATAAACCAATTCAAATCACATTACCAAGGATGTCATTTGAATTTACCGGTCTAACTTATGATGCATCAAGAAAGGTAACGACAACTCAAACATTTACATCCAAATCAGCAACTGATGGAACGGTAACCAAAAAAACTTATATGCCAGTTCCATACAATATGCAATTTGAACTTTCAATTATGTCAAAACTGAATGATGATGCGTTACAAATTGTAGAACAAATTTTACCCTATTTCCAACCATCTTACAACCTATCAGTAGAACTTGTAGATGATATTAACGAAAAAAGAGATATTCCTGTAGTTTTAGAAAATGTAACATTTCAAGATGATTATGAGGGAAATTTTACTACAAGAAGAGTTTTAATTTATACTTTAAGATTTACTGCGAAAACTTATTTGTTTGGACCAACACAGATTGCAACGAAAGATATTATCAAAAAGACCACTATCAGTTATATTACTGGGGATACAACTGCAACGCCAACTAGAGAAGTTGTGTATTCTGCGGAACCAAGGGCAATTAAAAATTATACAGGAACAGTTCTTACAAATCTTACAAAAGATATAACAACAGAAGATATTTTGATAGAAGTCAACAATGCTTCTTCAATTTCGATTGATACGTATTTGGATCTTGAAGGTGAAGAAGTTTACGTTAGACTTAAAAATGGAAATATTCTTACCGTTGATAGAGGAAGAGACAATACAACAATTACAACACATTTAGCAGGCGCTGAAATTAAATCAATAACTTCTACGGACAACACACTGATTCAAGATGGAGATGATTTTGGATTTAGTGGAAACACACTATGAAAATGACTAAAAAATTCGATAATTTAAATGAAACTTTTAATATTTCTGGGGAGATTGTTTCCGCAGAGGTTGAATCTCCAATTGAAAAGGTTGAAGCAATATCATCTACAGTAGAAGACATTAAAAAAGATTATGAATATACAAGAGGAAATCTTTATTCTTTGATCGAAAAAGGTCAAGAAGCAATCAATGGAATTTTAGAACTTGCTCAGGAAAGTGAAATGCCCAGAGCATATGAAGTTGCTGGACAATTGATTAAAAATGTTGCCGATGCCACTGATAAGTTAATGGACTTACAAAAGAAACTTAAAGATATTGAAGAAGAAAAAGTTTCTAAAGGACCAACAACAGTCAATAATGCTCTTTTTGTTGGATCAACTGCGGATTTGGCAAAGTTCTTAAAGCAACAAACAGAAAATGAAAACGTTTAAACAGTTTCAAGAAGATTGGACGAATAAATACAAGAAGAGTATTGATTGTTCTGCTCCGAAAGGATTTTCTCAACGTGCCCATTGTGCCGCAAGAAGAAAAAGAGCAAGAGGTGAAAAAACTAAGTCAAAACCAGTTGAATGAAATTTCAAAAATTTTCTCACAAAACACCACATCTAAAAGGGAAACAACATCAGTTAGATCCCAATTTAGATCTTAAACAATTAGTTCACCACTCAACAGTTCAGTATGTTGATCGTGATGCTGATGGTGATGTTGATGTTTTTGATAATCCCAAGAAAGGAATTCCTGATGAAAATGTTTCAAGTGCTTCAAAGGCACAAACATATTCCAAAAAACTAATTGCAAAACAAAAGGGTGAGATAAAGCATACTAAAGTTGGTATGGCTTATGAGGAAACTTCTTCGGGAGATGAGGGTCTTCACGACTGGTTTAATAAATCAAAATCAAGTGATGGTAAGAAAGGTTGGGTTCAACTTGGTGGGAAATGGGCAGGTAAACCTTGTGCCCGCCAACCTGGACAAACATCTACTCCAAAGTGCGGAAGTTCTAAAATGAAAAGAACTCTTTCTAAAGATGAAGAAGAAAAAGCAAGAAGAAGAAAAAATATTCAAGACCCAAATCAACCACAAAAAACTGGCGCGGCAAAACCAACTAATGTAAAAACTGAGGAAATGAATCTACAAGAAGTCAAAGATAAAAAAGGTAAAAGCAGTGGCAAAAAAGACGCTTGCTACAATAAAGTAAAGTCTCGTTACAGTGTGTGGCCAAGCGCATATGCATCTGGAGCATTGGTCAAATGTCGTAAAGTTGGTGCAGCAAATTGGGGAACCAAATCTGAAGAAACAATGCGCGAAGAAGAAAGATATTGTCCCCTATGTGCTAAAAGAGAAACTAGATCCGAGTGTTCATATGGAGAAAAAGCTTGGGATAAAGTTTCTGTTAGAGATCACGAATATTCTATGGCTCGTTCAGAATTAAGCACTATTTTAGATGCTGTTAGAAGACTGCAATCAAAAATAGAGAATGGTGAAGGATCGCTAGAGGCGTGGGTTCAGTCAAAAATCACTAAAGCAGCAGATTACATTGATACTGCAGCAGACTATGTTGCAAGTGGAGAAATGGAGGAAGCGTGTTGGGTTGGGTATAAACAAGTTGGAATGAAAAAGAAAGGTAAAAAAATAGTTCCAAACTGTGTTCCAGAGGAAACAATTGAAGATTTAAATGGAAACACCTTTGCAGAAGTGATTGATCTCATTAAACCAGAATCAATCAAAGGATTTAAGTCTCAAGTAGAAGAAGCAGTAAGACTTCAAGCACAAACAGGTAATATCATCGCTATCACTCTTCTCTGGAGAGGAAAATATTATGCGATTCGTATGTTCTTCCCACAAACAAAACTTCCATCTCGCCAAGAAGTAACTGACGAGATTCAAAAAGTTTATCCCGGTGGTAGGGTGGTCCATCATTCAATATCGGATTTTACTCCAGGTCAACCATTAATTCAAGCAATTGGACCTCAAGGTGGTTCTGTAGCGTCTCCTGGTCCATCGAAAAGATATGTGAAACCAATGGGTGAAGAAGTTGAAGTTGACGAAGATTGGCAAAAAGTTAATCGTAAAGACAAAACTGATGGTTTAAGTCAGGCAGCCGTTAATGCTTATCGTAGAGAAAATCCAGGTTCAAAACTACAGACTGCTGTTACCGAAAAAAATCCATCCGGCAAAAGAGCAAAACGTCGTGCTTCATTTTGTCGCAGAATGAAAGGTATGAAATCAAAACTAACTTCAGCAAAAACTTCAAGAGATCCAGATAGCAACATTAACAAAGCACTACGTCGTTGGAATTGTAACTAATATTGGGTTTTTATTATGAGTGATGTTTATCTTGGCAACCCGCTATTAAAAAAAGCAAATACTCCTATTGAATTTACTCAAGAACAGATTCTTGAGTTTATGAGATGTAAAGATGATCCCGTTTATTTTGCAAATAACTATGTAAAAATTGTAACTCTTGATCATGGATTGCAGACATTTAAACCATACCATTTCCAAGAAAAGTTAATTAATAATTTCCATAAAAACAGATTTAATATCTGCAAAATGCCACGTCAGACCGGTAAGTCTACGACCGTGGTATCATTCTTATTACACTATGCAGTGTTCAATGATAATGTAAATATTGGCATTCTTGCAAACAAGGCAGCAACCGCAAGAGAACTTTTGGATAGATTGCAAACTGCATATGAAAATCTACCAAAATGGATGCAACAAGGTATTATATCATGGAATAAAGGTTCTTTAGAATTGGAAAATGGATCAAAGATTTTGGCTGCTTCTACATCTGCAAGTGCTGTCCGAGGCATGTCGTTCAATATCCTCTTCTTGGACGAATTCGCTTTCGTTCCAAACCATATCGCAGATTCCTTCTTTGCATCTGTTTATCCTACTATTACTTCTGGTAAACAAACGAAAGTAATTATAGTTTCTACCCCACATGGTATGAATCACTTCTACCGAATGTGGCACGATGCTGAAAAAGGTAAAAACGAATATGTTTTTACTGATGTGCATTGGAGCGAGGTTCCTGGTAGAGATGAGGAATGGAAGAAACAAACCATTGCAAATACATCGGAGCAACAATTTAAAGTTGAGTTTGAATGTGAATTTTTAGGTTCTGTTGATACACTCATTGCACCAAGTAAACTCAGAGCCCTAGTATACGACCATCCTAAGACCCGTAGCGGGGGTTTAGATCTATATGTAGACCCAGAAGAACAACACGATTATCTTATCACTGTAGACGTTGCTAGGGGTGTAGGAAACGACTATTCTGCATTTACAGTTGTTGATATTACACAGTTTCCTCATAGAGTTGTTGCAAAGTATAGGAATAATGAAATTAAACCAATGTTATTCCCAAGTGTTATTCATGATGTAGCAAAGAGTTATAATGATGCTTATATTCTATGTGAAGTTAACGATGTTGGAGATCAAGTGGCATCAATCCTTCAATATGATCTCGAATACAATAATCTTCTTATGTGTTCTATGAGAGGGAGAGCGGGTCAAATTGTTGGTCAAGGATTTTCTGGGAAGAAGACTCAACTTGGAGTGAAAATGTCCAAGACTGTTAAAAAGGTTGGATGTTTAAATCTCAAAACAATGATTGAAGAGAATAAACTATATCTCAACGACTATGAAATTATTTCAGAATTAACTACTTTTATTCAAAAACATAATTCTTTTGAAGCAGAGGAGGGTTGCAATGATGATCTTGCTATGTGTCTCGTAATTTATGCTTGGTTAGTTGCTCAAGATTACTTTAAAGAACTTACAGATCAGGATGTTAGAAAAAGATTATATGAGGAACAAAAAAATCAAATTGAACAAGATATGTCTCCATTCGGGTTTATTTCAGATGGTCTTGATGATTCAAGTTTTGTTGATGTTGATGGAGATAGATGGTTTGTTGATGAATATGGAGATAGATCATATATGTGGGAGTATCTATCCTAATGGAACTTGATAAACAAATAAGATTGGGTCATTTGCTTTTGGTAGATAGACAGTGTAGGGTTTGTGGGGAAATGAAAAACTTAATAGATGGATTTTATCAAACTCGTAAAGACAGAGGTCCAGTTTCTTCCTCATATTCATATGAATGCAAAGATTGTACTATAAAACGTATAACTGTCGGTAGAATGAAAAGTAATATTTTTGGTAAATGGGAGTATCCTGACTGGTAAATTGTTCACGTCACATTTCCCCCGTGAAAAGTGATTTTTTAATAAATATTTTTTAGATAAACTGAGATTTAACGGAGAAAAACATGGCGACTCCTCAATTATCTCCTGGTGTACTAGTCAGAGAGGTTGATTTAACTGTAGGGAGAGCTGATAATGTTTTAGATAACATTGGTGCAATTGCGGGACCCTTTCCAATTGGACCAGTTGATTACCCAATTGACATCACTACAGAACAAGATCTTATCAATGTTTTTGGAAAGCCCATCTCAACAGATGCTCAATACGAGTACTGGATGAGTGCATCATCATATCTTTCATATGGCGGTGTTTTAAAAGTTGTAAGAACTAGCGGATCAACTTTAAATAACGCTAATGCTGGAGTTGGGATCGCTTCAACCACCAGTTTGAAAATTGATAACTACGATGATTATACCAATAATCACTCAGATGGTACAAACTATACATATGGAGCAAAAAACCCAGGTTCTTGGGGAAATGGTCTTAAGGTTTGTTTTATCGATGATTTAGCAGATCAAACTTTAGGTATTACCACAACCAGTCTCGTTGCTCTCGGCGCAACTGTTGGTTACGGAGTCACCGTTGCTCTTACCAATCAAGTAATTGCAGGATCTGGAAGCACTTCTCTGTTTACTGGATACCTTAAAGGCATTATTACTGGCGTAACAACAGATTCAACAAACGGAAATAGCACAATTGATGTAAAGGTTGTTTCAAGAGTTTCTAGTGCGGGAACTGAAACAAAAATTGATTACGCAGAGGGTTCTACTATTGCTGCATTTGCTGCATCAAATACAATTAGATTCATTAATAATTCAGGAAGTCAATCTGGATTGGCAACTGTTGCGTCTGTTTCGGATTGGTATGGTAATCAAACTCTTGGATTAACAAATTCAACAGTTTATTGGAAATCGATTGCACCAAAACCAACTTCTAACAGATATTCTCTGGACAGAAATGGTAAGAATGATGGGATTCATATTGCAGTTGTTGATGATCTTGGAACTATAACAGGAAATCAAGGTACAATTATTGAAAAGCACCTTGGTCTTTCAAAAGCATTTGATTCTATTTCTGCTGTCAATTCTCCTCAGAAGATCTGGTATAAGCAATATTTGGCAGATTTTTCTGGTCAAATTTATGCTGGAAATAATCCTTCGAGTGCAGCAGACGCTTATTGGGGAACAACACCAAGAGCAACTGGATTCTCTACATCTTTTACTTCATTTACAACAGCACAAGGTCTATGGGGTCAAAATGCCCAAGACATTACCTTTAGTGCAATCGGCAATAAAACTTATACTCTAGGTGGTGGTGTTGATTATTCTGTTGCTGGTGGAATGAAGGCAACTTTAGGAGACTTGATCACTTCATATGGATTATTCTCCAATAAAGATGAAGTACAAGTAGACTACTTGATTATGGGTCCTGGTCTTGATTCAGAATCAGATTCTCAAGCAAAAGCAAATTATCTAATTTCTGTAGCAGGAAATAGACAAGATTGTATGGCTTGCGTTGGTCCTCACAGAGCAAATCTGATTGGGATTACAAACACCACAACTCAAACCAATAATCTAATCAAGTACTTCAGCCCACTTTCATCTTCTTCTTATGCAGTATTTGATAGTGGATATAAGTACACCTATGATAGATTTAACAATAAGTTTGTTTACATTCCTTGTAATGCTGACGTTGCAGGTCTAATGACAAGAACAAACATTGTTGCTTATCCTTGGTTCTCACCAGCAGGACAGCAACGTGGAATTCTCAATAATGCAATTAAACTTGCATACAATCCAAATAAAGCGCAGAGAGATCAACTCTATCCTCTGAGAATCAATTCAATTGTAACTCAGCAAGGAGTTGGAACTCTACTCTTTGGGGACAAAACTGCTCTTACTTATGCATCAGCATTTGATAGAATCAATGTTCGTCGCTTGTTCCTTACAATTGAACAAGCACTTGAAAGAGCTGCTCAGGCACAACTCTTCGAATTAAATGATGAACTTACGAGAGCAAACTTTAAGAACATTGTTGAACCTTACCTCCGCGATGTTCAGGCAAAGAGAGGACTTTATGGATTCCTAGTCGTTTGTGACACATCAAACAATACTCCTGATGTGATTGATAATAATGAGTTCAGAGCAGACATTTACCTGAAGCCTGCTAAGTCCATCAATTATGTAACTCTTACCTTCGTTGCTACACGCACTGGCGTAGCATTTGAAGAGGTAGCGGGTACGGTTTGATTTAGTTAAAAAAACAACAAGGAGGACCTAAAAATGGCACACAGTATTCAGGATTTCAAAACAGCACTCAAGGGCGGCGGAGCTCGCCCCAATCTATTTGAAGTTGTTTTAACCGACTTCCCTGGCGGTGCAGAGTTTGATGCCAATGAATTTTCTGTATTATGTAAGGCAGCAAACTTACCAGCATCTAACATTGCTTCTATTGATGTTCCTTTCAGAGGAAGAATCTTCAAGGTAGCAGGTGATCGTACATTTGATACTTGGGCAATCACCGTCATTAACGATGAAGACTTTAAGATCAGAACTGCAATGGAAGCTTGGATGCAGTATGTTGGACAATATGCAGACGGAAGCGGTGCAACTGATCCCAATGATTATATGAGAGATGTTCTCGTTAAGCAATTAAAGAGACTTCCAAGTGTTGTTGGTGGAAACGCTGCAGTTGGCACTGGACTAGAAGTTGCTAAGCAGTATAAGTTCTATAGCATTTTTCCAACCAATATTTCTGCAATTGATCTTTCATATGACACTGCAGATACTATTGAAGAGTTCACTGTAGAATTCCAAGTTCAATATTGGACTCCATATACAGGCGAAAACTGATATAATAAATAGTCTAAAGATCAAAGACTAAAAATAAATTATGGCAAAGTTGTTTGGATTCTCTATTGAGGATAACGAACCAATATCTCCAGGTGTAGTATCTCCCGTTCCTCCCAATAATGAGGACGGGAGTGATTTTTATCTGTCTAGTGGATTTTTTGGTTCATATGTTGATATTGAAGGAGTTTATAGAACTGAATTTGATTTAATCAAAAGATATCGTGAGATGGCACTTCATCCAGAATGCGATAGTGCTATTGAAGATATTGTTAACGAAGCAATTGTAAGCGACACAAACGATAGTCCAGTTTCAATTGAACTATCAAATCTCAACGCAAGTGACGGTATTAAGAAAAAAATTAGAGAAGAGTTTAAACATATTTTAGAACTTTTAGATTTTGATAGAAAATCTCACGAAATCTATAGAAATTGGTATGTTGATGGCAGATTGTTTTATCACAAAGTAATTGATCTAAAAAATCCACACGAAGGTATTCAAGAACTTCGTTACATAGACGCAATGAAAATGCGTTATGTCCGTCAACAAAAACAAACAGAAAAAGATAAGAAAATTTATAGATTGGCAAATGTAAATATTGATGATCCAATGTCTTATGAATTTCCTGAGATTGAGGAATATTTCATCTATAATCCAAAAATGACATATCCAACTACCAATCCATCTTCTATGGGTGGTACTGGTGGAATTAAGTTTTCAAAAGATTCAATTACTTATTGTACCTCTGGACTTGTAGATAGAAACAAGGGGTCAACACTTTCATATCTCCACAAGGCAATCAAATCTCTCAATCAATTGAGAATGATTGAAGATAGTTTGGTAATCTACAGATTGTCACGCGCACCAGAACGTAGAATTTTTTACATCGATGTTGGAAATCTCCCAAAGGTAAAAGCAGAGCAATATCTACGCGATGTAATGATGCGCTATAGAAATAAGATGGTCTATGACGCAAGCACTGGAGAAATTCGTGATGATAAAAAGTTTATGGCAATGCTTGAGGATTTCTGGCTTCCTCGTCGTGAAGGTGGTAGAGGAACTGAAATTTCTACTCTTCCAGGTGGACAAAATCTTGGAGAAATTACAGATATTGAATACTTTAAGAAAAAACTTTATCGCTCTTTGAACGTCCCACCATCGAGAATGGATGGAGAGGGTGGGTTTAACCTTGGTCGTTCATCAGAGATTCTTCGTGATGAAGTTAAGTTCAGTAAGTTTGTTGCACGTTTAAGAAAAAGATTTTCTTATATGTTTAATGATATGTTGAAGACTCAACTTATTCTTAAGAATATTATTACTCCAGAAGATTGGGGTATTATGCAAGAACATATTCAATATGACTTCTTGTATGATAATCATTTTGCTGAACTCAAGGACGCAGAACTTTTAAATGAAAGATTGAATATGGTTCAAATTGCAGAACCATATGTTGGGAAGTATTTTTCTCAAGATTATGTGAGAAGAAAAATTCTTCGCCAAACTGATGAAGAAATTATTGAGCAAGACAAAATTATTAAAAAAGAAATTAAAGATGGAGTTATTCCAGATCCAAGTATTCCAGTAGATCCAACAACTGGATTACCTTTAGGACCAGAAACTGCAGGTATGGATTTAGGACAACCAGTAATGGAACCAAATCTTGATGCTCAAGGTGCTGCAACAGAAGCAGATGGAAGAATAGTAGAAATGCCCAAGGGTGGCGAGATATAAATAAAAACGATTAACTATTGGTATTAAAAATGGATGATCTTCTAGATATGATTGTTGCTGACGAATCACCATCATCAGTGAGCGATAAAATTAAAGAACTTTTATTTGCAAAATCTGCAGAGAAAATTGATGCTTTTCGTCCCGGTGTATCAGCATCAATGTTTGATCTTTCTGATGAAGATTCTGATGTAGATGAGGAAGAGTGATAGGTGGATGATCTTGGAGTTAAAATAGATTTATCAGATTTTTTTTCTTCAGTAAGCACTGAGAAGAAAAAGAAAAAAGAAGAATTTAACTCAATTGTCGGTGAATTAAATTTAAATAGTATCTTTGAAGAAGTAACTACTTTAAAGAAAAAGACTAAGATCAAAAAAAAGAAAGAAGAAAAGACTTTAGAAGCATTTGAAAATTGGTTGTATTCTAATAAAGTAAAAGAACAACCAATAGAAGAAGTTCAGGAAATTGTAGAAGAAGTTATTGATGAAGTTCAAGAAATTGTAGATAATATAGTAGAAAAAAATACGGGAAAGGATTCATCATACGAATGGTGTGTTGAAGAATCACCAAAAACAGATGAAAAATCTGAATCACTCATAGAAAAATCTTTAGGACTTCTTTCTGAACCTTCAAACACAAAAGTCCAAAATGATCCACTTACACCTTTGGATCAAAAATTTGCAACACTTGATGATCTTCAAAAGCATTACAACTTATTCATAACAAGAATTCAACAACAACTTTCCACTCTAGGTGGAAGTGGTGAAGTTCGTTTAGAATTTCTTGATGATGTTGATAGAGATAGTGC